GAGCGAATCCGCCTGCATCATCGGGATGTGCTGGTTCGAGGCGTCGTCCCAGGGCCAGGTCTTGTCCTGGAGCCAGCCGCGCAGTTTCGCATACCGGACGAGACGGAGTTCCATCCAGGAGGCCCGGTCGTCACGCACCGCGTCAATCGTCTCCCACACGCGCTGGGTCACGGCGTCCGTGTCGAGCGTCATCCGCCGGCGACGGCGCACACGCTGGACGGGTTCGGCCTCTCCCGTCGTGGAAGGAGTCGGGCTGGGGGGCTCGGGCCGGGTCACCCCGGCGAGATCAAGTGGGGACTTCGGAATCCCGGCGCTCTGTTCCCCGATGAGCATCGCGGCCTTCGGGCGGCGCGGCGGTGGCTTGAGTCGTGGCTGCGGACCCTGCCCAGCCGGCGGGATCGTCTGGTCGGTGGACATTAGCCTAGTACCAGCGGCGTGGAGCGCCCGGACCGCGTGATCGGTGGAAGATCCTGCGGGACGAAGCGGAGCCCGAGGCGCTCCCGGCTCTCCTCAATGAAGACATCGAGCAAGCGGTTCAGGCGGGCCTCTTCCGCGCCGCAGACGGCGACCCATTGGGTGTACTCATCATGGCAGTCGAGGCAGTAATGGGCTTCATGGCCTTCAGCATGGGCCGGATGGACGTCGCCCACCTTGAGATCCCCGGCGCACCCGTGGCAACGGAGCGTCATCCGCGCCATCCGCAGGGGCAGGTCCAGAACCCGATCTTGACGTCGGTGGGCGTGCCCATCAGGGCCGTCATCTTCTCAGACGGGACGGCATACCACGTCCAGAGGGCACGGTCCTGACACGCTCCGCACAGAATCGTGTCGTGCGCCTGGCGGGCCTCGTGCGCGGAGAGCGGTCCTGTCCACGGCCGCTCGGTCAATGCGGTCCGCGTCATGGGAGCCGCCGGAGCGGGCCGCCGCACGTGGGGCACGCGGTCAGGCCCACGGGCGCCTCGTGGATCGGCTCGTGACTGTAGAAGTAATGCCCTTCATTGAAGTACCACTCATGGGCCACCACGCGATAGAGACGGACCCGGCAGTCCACGCACCCGAGCACGGCTTCCGTGTCATGCTTGCCGGAGCAGTGTTGCGGACACACCGGATCACGCACGAACGGGAGATCGCGCCGACTGACGGCCGGCATCCCCCCCGCGATCGGCCGGGCATAGACCTCCTCCCATCGGGGGTCAGCCATTATCGACGCCCCGGGCGGTGCCAGACGCCGTCGCCTCGAGTAAGGCCGAAGAACGTCGGACGGCTGTTGGCGAGGTAGCGCAGGAGATCGGGGAAATCCTTGTACTTATCCCGCACTTTCTCTTTCGGTTCCTTGTCGCCCGATCGCTGCCATTCGTCCCAGGCCCAGTGCGTCATCCCGTACACGAACCGCTCGCAGGTCCGAAACGCCCGGAAGCGCGGCCGACGGGTGCGGGCATCGGGCTTCAGGAGTTCATTCACGTTCTGGATGCCCACGTTCACGTCGTCGATCGCCAGATCGCACCGGAGCCCGACCTGATCGTAGGCTTTCCGAATCGTCCAGTCGCGGCCCAACTTATCGTTCGTCTCCGTCGCGATGTTCGGGTCCATCAGGCGGCGCACCGGCCGGATCCCCAGCGTCTCTTCGACACGATCGACGGCCCGTTTGACGTCGGCCGCGGTGCCATCCGCTTCGCACTCCGCGACCATGACGATGTCGTCCGATGGGGTCACGGCGAACCAGCCCATCGCGTCTTTCTTCCTGGGATGGGGGTCAATGATGAAGAGGATCGGCCAACTCGCGGGCACCGGATGGGGGTCCACGACGTGGCTGAAGGTGTCCAGATCCGTGCCCTGACAGGTGAGACAGCGACCGTCCATCGGCGTGACCCGTTTGGCGCATCGGAAGCACCACCACGTCCCCTGCGCCGTGAAGAGGCTGTAGACCACGCCCGAGAGGTGCAGGAAGTTGCCGTGCAGGCGTACCTCGCGCTGCTCATCCGTCATCCGGGCGGCCATCGCGGCGACGTCCTCAGGGGCCAGAATCCGGTTCTGCTCCGTGTGCAGGATCACGGTGTCGATGGAGGCATCCTTGCCGAGTCCCGGGCGGCCCTTCTCGTAGACCTCGTCATAGAACCAGGAGACGTCGGCGCGGGCCGCCCCGATCTCATCGGGTGGGGTGAACGCCGTCACGATGGTCCCTTTGGCATCCAGCGTCCGCATCCGGTTCTCGCGGTAGACGTCCGTCGGGGGCAGTTCGTCATGGAGGACGAAGTTGAGCGAGGAGCCCGAGAACGCCGAGAGGTCCTGATCGTAGGACAGAAACTGCACGGTGGAGACGCTGGCTCGGTCATGGGCGAGTCCCCCGCGCCCCCGCCAGAGGGTATCGTAGGCGACCGAGAGTGTGCGGTACTTCTCGGAATACGCCTTCTCCCACGAGCCGCCCACGAGACAATGCCGGGGGAGCCAGCCCCAGTGCCCCCGGCCGTCCGCGGGATCGCCGGGCCCATTCCACTGGTCCCAGCGGAGTTTCGGCTTGATGACGGGTTCCAGCGTGTCCGTCAGCGAGTTACAGACCACGCGCGCCCGGATGGGGCGGCCCAACCGCTCCATGGGATAGTCATCCATCAGCGAGAGCGGGACATGCCCCGTCAGCCGGATCGCGAGTTCCGCCAGGGAGGTGTCGGTTTTGCTCGAGCGGTTGCCCCCGACGATGGCAATCTCGCGCGCCCGCGAGAGATGCACCGCCCGCGCGGCAGGGTTCACGGGTTCGTAGTAGGCCAACTGCGTCGCCCGGACATCGTCATCGGCGGCCCCGGCCAGGGAGGCACAGACCTCGCGATACCAGTCGGGATTCTTGACGGCTTCCGCCGCCAATTCGTCCGTGGACATCGCCGAGAGCGTGCGAAGGTCGATCACACCCACTCTCGACCACTCGGGTCTCCGCCAGTGTACCGATCGTTGGGGTTGTAGGCGGGCCCGCGCCAGATCGCCCCCACGCGCTCCATCGCGGCCTGCTGATCCGGGGACAGGACCCCATACCCGCCCATCAAGGGCGCGATCGTCTGGCCGAAGCGGGAGGCCATGACCTGCGCGGCGTGCGGCTGGAGATAGCGGAGAATCGAGGGGAGGAAGTTGCCGGCCGTGAACTGGCTCGCGAACTCGGGTGGCACGCCGCGGAACTCGGGGTTGGGGACGTCGAGATAGCCACCTCCCTCAGCTTGGGTTTGGACGGTCGGCCCCTGGAAGAGCTGTGGGTACTGATCCGTAAGCCCCGACTGCCCCACGGCCCGCTGAAGCGCCGTCATCGGGTCCATCCCTCTGGCCTGCTGCCCGAAACTCTGCCCACTCCGTGCGGCCTGATCCATGGCGGCCAGGACGCCCCACATGGTCTGTCCCTGCGCCACGACGCTCTGCGCGACCTCACCCGCCGTATCGAGCGGGGCGATGTTGATCCCGCCGGGCAGGCCTTGGTGCGAACCGCCACCCGTCGCAAAATACTGCGAGAGCGCGGGGCCACCCATCGCTTCCCAGCCGGTCCAGAGATTGCCGAAGTCTCCCGCGTTGATGGGGGTGCCGGAGGCGAGGTTGTAGTAGGCCTGCTGCGCGTTACCCAACTGCCCGGCAGCCGTGCCGTAGGCCCTGCGGATCTGGCTCGTGTCGTGCAGCGCGGCGGTCACCTTGTTCGCGGCTTGTTCCTGCGCGTTGTAGGACATGAGGGCCGGGATGATGAGGGGCAGCGCCGCGATGCCGGCGCCGGCGCTCCCGAAGGCCCCGAGGGCTGACGCCGTCCCGAGGGCCGCTGATCCTGCGCCTGCCACGGCGCCGGGAATGTCGCCCTGCATCCCAGAGCGGATGGCGCTGAGGCCCCCCGCCGCGGCACCCAACCAGGGCAGGTACTGCGCGTACTCGCCGAGTCCCATCGCGCGAAGCGCCGCCGAGCCGAGTCCACCGCCCTCTCCCCCGCCTCCTCCGGCCCCGAGCGTTGAGGTCGTCGGCACGCCTTCGATCGGGCCGGACGACGGAAAGTTCATGCCGGGGAACCGGGGGTCCTCGAACTGGACCGGGAAGTTGGGGGCGAGATTCCCGCCCGAGCGGAGCTGATCGCTCAGACTCGATGGGCTGTCTCCGCGCACCCCTAAATCCGGCTCCTGCGCCGCCCGGTAGAGCGTGTTGGCCCCCCCGATCACTCGCTGGGCCGTGCCGAAGAGGTCGTACTGCTGTGGCGGGGCGCCCAAGAGTGAGGTCGCGCCCTGATAGCCGGGATCCGTGCCGCCCAACCCGAACCCGGTCCCACTCGGCGTGGGCAGGTTCGAGAACGGGGCGCCGCCCGCGGCCCCTCCGCTGGTGCCCGGTTGCCCGGTGTTCGATAGCGGGGCCTGGCTGGGGCTCTTCCCGAGGGTGCCCGAGGCGAGACCGCCGGTGATCGACTCAGGCTGGCCTGCGGAGGCTCCCTCGAAGAGTCCCGTCCCGGTCGAGCCGTAGAGACCGGCACCGGAGGCTGGTTGCCCGGAATAGAGATTCGTGCCGGGGAAGCCATAGCCGCTCGAGCCGGTGGTGGCGCCCGGTTGCCCG